TATAGCCGAACACTTAGGGTTCTCATATCGCACCAAGATCGAAGAGAAGCTTGGTGTACCACTACCGGCTCCAAATGAGGAGATGGATGAGGATATGGAAGTACAACTGTCACGTCTGGTTGCAGACGCAGGCAAGCAACTTACGCAGGCTAACCAGAAACAAGCTGCGCAACAGAAAGCTCAACAGCAACAGCAAGACCCGATCATACAGATGAAACAGGCAGAGCTGCAGATTAAACAAGCTGAAGAGCAACGCAAAGCCGCTAACGACCAAGCAGATCAACAGATCAAACAAGCGGAACTACAGTTAAAGTCTCAGAAGATTCAAGCGGACGCTACTTTAGCCGCTGAGAAAATTCGTATTGACGAAGAAGAACTTAAACTAAACGCTCAGAAAGATGGTATTAAAATGGCATCTGACAGGCGCACGTCTAACGCTAAGATCGACATTGAGATGGCGCGTATGGCACAAACAAAACAAAAACCAGAGGGTAAAAACTAAGTATGGCTAAAACCGTCTTTGACGTGCTTAAAAATAAAATCGGCGAGGACATCTCGTCTGCACAGAGTTTCTTAACCGCAGGGTCACCCAAGGACTATGCGGAATTTAGGGAAGTTGTTGGCTTAATTCGGGGTCTCGAAGCCAGCAAACAATACATTGAAGACCTTGCGAAAAACTATATGGAAAACGATGATGACTGAAGCAGCAGTTAAAATCAGCGATGCTGAATTAGAACTACAACTACCTAAACCCGTGGGATACCGCGTGTTGGTAGCACTACCACAACCCGAAGAAACCGTAGCAGGGACATCGATCCTGAAAACGGAAACAGCTAAAACTCAAGACCATATCATGTCTATTATAGGACTTGTTGTGGACATGGGCGATCAAGCGTACTCTGATGACGAACGTTTCCCTACCGGACCTTGGTGTAAGGAAGGCGATTTTGTTATGTTTCGTATGAACTCAGGAACACGTTTTACAATAGGTGGCGTTGAATATCGGTTAATGAACGATGATTCAATTGAAGCAGTTGTAGACGATCCAGCAGGTATTCAGAGGGCATAAATATGGCATTTCAAAAAGTAGAATTTGAATTTCCGGAACCAGAGGACAACAAACTAGACATTGAAGATTCTGGTTCTGTTGAAATTGATATTTCCGGCAAGAAAACTAAAGAAGACTTCATGGAAGTAGAAGAGACTCCTGAGCCAAAGGCTAAGGAAAAAGTCGAAGAAGCTCCTGAAGACGACTTTGAAGTGGAGGTTGTAGATGATACACCTAAAGCAGATCGTAACCGCAAGGCTTCAGAGCCTCCGGCAGATGTTACAGATGAAGAACTTGAAGATTATTCTGACAAAGTTCGTAAGCGTATCCAGCATTTCAGCAAAGGTTACCACGACGAGCGTAGGGCTAAAGAAGAAGCTTATCGCCAGAGTCAAGAGCTTGAGCGCGTTACTCAAAAGCTTATGGAAGAGAATAAAAAGCTAAAAGGTAATGTGAACAAGAACCAAGCTGCTTTGTTAGATCAAGCAAAGAAGAATGCTGATATTGAATCAGAAAACGCTAAACGTGAGTACAAAGCAGCGTATGAATCTGGTGACTCTGACGCCGTATTGGATGCACAAGAAAAGTTAACCAATGCTAAGTTAAAGTCCGATAGACTAGCAAACTTCAAATTACCATCTTTACAGGAACCAGAAACCCCTGTAGAAGTAGAAACAGAACAACCCGCTCCGGCAGTACAAGTTGATGACCGGGCTGCAGATTGGCAAAAAGCCAATACGTGGTTTGGAAGTGACGATGAAATGACGAGTTTAGCGCTGGGGTTGCATAATAAACTTGTCAAACAGGGCGTAAGCCCACAAAGTGATGAATACTACGAGGCTATTAATTCTCGTATGCGTCAAGTATTCCCCGAAAACTTCGAGGATGCTGAACCGAAGCGAAAGAAGACCCAAGTGGTTGCCCCCGCAACGCGGAGCCAAGCAGCACGAAAAGTGACGTTGACACGCACTCAGGTACAAATCGCTAAGAAGTTGGGGTTGACACCCGAACAATACGCCAAACAGGTTGCAATAGATATGAGGAAAGCAAATGGCTGAGAATCGCATAGACCGCGAACTAGAAAAACGCGAAAAAACCGTACGTAAAAAAGCTTGGACACGTCCAGAGACTTTACCGTCTCCTGCACCCCAAGCCGGATACAGCTTTAGGTGGATTCGAGTAAGTAACCAAGGCCAAGTAGACGCTACCAATGTCTCGTCAAAGTTACGTGAAGGTTGGACGCCTGTAAGAGCTGAAGATCACCCAGAAATCTCTATGGTTACTGTAGAACAAGAACGTTTTAGAGATAACGTAGTTATAGGTGGTTTATTACTCTGCAAAGCGCCAATAGAAATGGTTGATGAAAGAAACGACTATTTCCAACAACAGACTGATGGTCAAATGAGTTCTGTTGATAACAACCTCATGCGTGAAAATGACCCTCGAATGCCGTTGTTCAATGATCGCAAGACCAAAGTAACATTCGGCAAAGGAACTTAAATTTAATCTATATAGGATACATATATCATGTCTACTACAAGTTCAGGATACGGGTTTGTACCCGTAAAACGATCTGACGGTATGCCTTATGCTGGCGCTCAAGATTCGTTTTTAATTACTCCTGCAGGCGTGGCTCAAAACATCGGCTACGGCTCTGTTGTTGAGATCGCTGCAGGTTACGTACAACTAGCCTCTGGTACTGGCGCAGATGCAACTACCAACAACCTTGGTGGTAACGGCATAGGTGCTTTAGGAGTGTTTGTTGGCTGTGAGTATTTAAATGCTCAAGGTCAATTGATCTTCTCTCAGTATTACCCTTCAGGGACAGCTAACGCTACTGCTTACGTTGTAACTGACCCAAATGTTACTTTCCAAGTACAAGCAGACGGAGCAATTGCTCAAGCTGCGTTGGGACACAATGCGCCTTTACCAGCCGCACAAAACGCTACAACTTCAGTAAACACAACTACTGGCAAATCTAACATGCAACTTGACGCTACTACTGCTACGGCAACTAAAGCATTTAAAGTTGTTGGTTTTGTAACAAAACCGGGTTCTGCTATTGGCGATGCTTATACTGATGTATTAGTGAAAATTAACTCACCGTACCACCAAATGGGTACCGGCATCGTAGGAGAATAATTCATGGCTATTTCACGCGCACAGTTACTAAAAGAACTGTTACCCGGATTGAACGCATTGTTCGGTTTGGAATATGCAAAATACGGTGAAGAACACGCCGAAATTTTTGAAACTGAATCATCAGATCGCTCTTTTGAGGAAGAAACAAAACTATCTGGCTTTGGTGCTGCACCAACTAAGTCAGAAGGCTCTTCTATTGAGTATGACAATGCTCAAGAAGCTTTCACTGCACGCTACACACACGAAACAGTGGCGATGGGTTTCTCTATTACTGAGGAAGCTATTGAAGATAACTTGTACGATTCACTATCGTCTCGTTATACTAAAGCACTGGCTCGCGCTATGGCGTACACTAAGCAGGTCAAAGCGGCTAACATTTTAAACAATGCTTTCGCTGCTGGTACTACATACGGTGACGGCAAGTCATTATGTGCTACTGACCACCCGCTAATCGATGGCGGCACTAACTCAAACGAACCAGCAGTAGCTGCGGACTTGAACGAAACTTCCCTTGAGGCAGCTATCATCCAAATCGCAGGTTGGACAGATGAGCGTGGCCTATTGATTGCAGCAAAACCTAAGAAACTTGTGATTCCGCCAAACTTGCAATTCGTTGCAACACGTTTGTTAGAAACAGAAGGTCGTCTAGGTACTGCGGACAACGACATCAACGCTATACGCAACAACGGTTCTGTTCCGGGTGGTTACACTGTAAACCACTATCTAACAGACACTGATGCGTGGTTCTTGATGACAGATGTTCCAAATGGTCTAAAACACTTCACACGTAGCCCAATGGCTACTTCGATGGACGCTGACTTTGATACTGGCAACAGCCGCTACAAAGCTCGTGAGCGTTACTCGTTTGGTGTATCTGATCCATTAGGAATCTTTGGTTCTCCGGGCGCATAAGCTTAGAACATTTGTTTTGGAGAGGGGCTGCTTCGGTGGCCCCTTTCTTTTTGTTGACATATTACGTTATGCGGTGGTATGCTAACAATTATCGGGAATACCCCGTGAATCTGACAGGCCCGACTGACGACATGCAGACGGATTCACTTAACTCGCATGTGAGGACATATTCATGGCGAATACTACATTTTCAGGTCCAGTGACCTCTACCAACGGTTTCATCGGCGACATCGTTGTCCCAACATACACAGTTGCAAACGCACCTTCAGCTTCAGCGGCTGGCGCAGGTACTGTTGTATTTGTGTCTAATGGAGCTGCCGGCTCCGCTATATTGGCTTTCTCTGACGGAACAAATTGGAAGCGTTCTGACACAGGCGGCACAATCGCAGCATCATAAGGGGGTACGTAATGAGTAGATTTGCACCCCCAACCGAAGAAGAACTAGCGGCTCGAGGAATCGGCACTGTTAAAGTTCGCGCACGAAAAGAAGACGGCACGCTTAAAGCGGATGATCCTGCTACACCTGATGTAAATGAGGCGTGGGAAGAAAAACCAGCTAAAAAACGTGGGCGTCCTTCAAAAAAGAAGGAATAGCATATGTCTCATTCTGACGTTCAAACTAAACGGGTTACCTCAGCAGCATCTTTAGCTGTAGGCCCTGCCCGTATCCGTCAGGTACAAGTATTAACTTCTAGTGGCGGTGCTGGTCGATTGACTATTACTGACGGTGCTGGCGGTACAACAGTGCTTGATCTTGATTTTAAAGCTTCAGACTCTCACTCGGTAAATATACCCCAAGCGGGAATACGTTGCCAAAATGATGTGTTAATAACGGCGATGACGAATATCACTGCCATGACAGTCTTCTACAGCTAGAGGTGATGTATGCGGAGTTATTACAAATCAGGAGGCTCTGTCAAAAAGTCCCCTGCTTGGACTCGTAAAGAGGGCAAAAGCAAATCTGGTGGCCTCAATGCCAAAGGCGTTGCTAGCTACCGGAAAGCTAATCCCGGAAGTAAGTTAAAGACAGCGGTTACTACAAAACCTAGCAAACTTAAAAAAGGTTCTAAGGCTGCTAACCGACGTAAATCTTTCTGCGCTCGTATGAAGGGCATGAAGAAACGCAACACAAGTTCTAAAACAGCTAACGATCCGGACAGCCGTATAAACAAGAGTTTACGGAAGTGGAATTGTTAGATGACTATATCACGTGCATCAATGCCTAAAGAATTAACAGGGAATAGAACTATGAATATGAAAAACAAAAAATCTCTAACTCAAATGCCGGGTGACAGTAAAAGACAACGTGCTGACACTAATATGACTAGAGAGCAAGAGAAGCGTCTAGCAGATCAAGCTAATGAAATGCGTGGAAAGGCTAAACGCGATGAAGATCGTATGAGTATGCCTTCCATGATGAAAAAAGGTGGTAAGGTCAAAAAGATGATGGGTGGCGGTAAGATTCGCGGTTACGGTATGGCTCGTGGCGGCAAAGTCTGTAAGATGCGCTAATGCGTAGGTACTACAAATCTAAAGGCTGCGGCTGTTCTTCTTGTGGTACTAAGAACTACAAAAAAGGTGGTACGGTGAAAGATTCGTGCTACCGCAAAGTGAAAGCTTCTTATAAGGTTTTCCCAAGCGCGTATGCGAGTGGGGCTATCGCAAAATGTAGGAAGAAAAAGGCGGGTAAGTAATGGCTGTTCGCAAGACCGCAAAAGGAGCTGCGTTAAAACGTTGGTTCAAAGAAGACTGGAAAGACGTTAGCACAGGCAAACCGTGTGGGCGTAAGAAGGGCGAAAAGCGGGCTACGCCATATTGCAGACCTACAAAGAAGGTTTCTAGTAAAACTCCGAAGACTAGTGGAGAGATGACAAAGGCTGAGAAGAGTAAACGTGTAGCGCAGAAGAAGCGTCTAGGGCAGCCAGCAGGTAAGCCCAAACGTGTATCTCCAGTAAAAAGGCGTAAGAAATGACAACATCAGGTACCACAGCGTTCAATATGGACTTTACGGAAATTGCCGAAGAAGCATGGGAACGTGCAGGGCGCGAGATGCGTTCTGGGTATGACTTGCGTACAGCTAGACGGTCTATGAACTTGATGACAATCGAGTGGCAAAACCGTGGTATAAACATGTGGACTATTGATTCTGGCACGGTGAATCTTGTGCAAGGCACTTCTCGGTATCAATTACCGGCAGACACTATAGATTTAATGGAACATCAGATACGTACCAATAGTGGTAATACTAGTACACAATCTGACCTTACTATAAGTAGAATTAGTGTAAGCACATACTCGTCTATACCAAACAAGTTATCACAAGGGCGTCCTATACAGATGTATGTTGAGCGCCTACGAGATGAACCCCACGTTAACGTTTGGCCTGTACCAGACAATAATGACTACGTGTTGTACTACTGGCGTATGCGTCGGATACCAGATGCAGGTGCGGGTGTAGAGACTGCAGATATGAACTTTAGGTTTTTCCCATGCCTTGTAGCGGGGTTAGCCTACCATATAGCTATGAAAGTTCCTGAGTTAGTGGATCGCGTGCAGATGTTAAAGTCTGTGTACGATGAACAGTTTGATATGGCTGCCTCAGAAGACAGAGAAAAAACATCAGCGCACTTTGTGCCTAGAATAAGTGTGGTGTAATTATGACAAACAGATTTGCCTCTGCTACAAAAACTATAGCGGAATGCGATGTCTGTGGGTTTCGCTACAAACTAAAAGAGTTGCGTAGTATCGTAACAAAAGGTAAAGATACTAACATAAAAGCATGTCGTGAATGCTGGAGTGGTGACCACCCCCAAAACAAACTAGGGGAATTTCCAGTCAATGACCCGCAGGCAATACGTAATCCACGGCCTGATTTTGCGGGATACGGCAGTAGTAGGAATATTCAATGGGGTTGGAACCCTGTTGGTGACGGAAATAATTTATACGGGTTATCTGTTAATAACTTGGAAATGGTAGCCTCAATAGGCGACGTAACTGTAAACTAGGAGATGTGTAATGCCTAAAGTTGGAAATAAAGAATTTAGCTACGATGCGGCAGGTAAAAAAGCAGCAGCTATAGAGGCTAAGAAAACAGGTCAGGCTATGCAGACAGCCTACAAAGAAGGTGGCAGGGTAGTAGGTAAGACCAAGATACGTGGTACAGGTGCTGCTATTAAGGGCCTTTTCGCAAGAGGGCCAATGGGGTAATCAATGAACTACGCTTCGCTTAAAACAAATATAGAAGACATCTGTGAAACATCTTTTACAGACGATCAGCTTGCTATGTTTACGCAACAAGCGGAAGAGAAGCTGTTACAAACAGTAGACATCCCAGCGTTACGTAAAGTGGATGGTGGGCCAGTAGCAAACACAAACAAATTGTACACGCTACCCAGCGATTACTTATACACATACAGTATCGCAGTTATAGATAACGGTACGTATACTTACTTGTTGAACAACGATGTTAATTTTTTACGTGAAGCTTACCCAATTAATACAAGTGTACATTACGGAATACCTAAGTTCTACGCAGAATATAGTGACACACAGATTGAACTAGTTCCAACGCCAAATTCTAACTATGAACTTGAACATGTGTACGGCGCTTACCCACCGTCTATTGTAACTGCAGGTACTTCGTGGTTAGGCGATAACGCTAGTTCTGCGCTATTAAATGGCGCTCTTATAGAGGCTATACGCTTCCAAAAAGGTGAACCAGACGTAATCGCAAACTATGAAAAGCTTTACTTACAATCTCTTACGTTGTTAATTGAGATGACTAATGGTAAACTACGTAGAGATGCGTACCGTTCCGGGCAAGCCCGCGTACCAGTGGAAGGGAGGTAGTATATGGCTTTTGTTGGCAACTTTACCTGTACATCTTTCAAACTTGCGTTGCTTGACGGCACAATGGATTTTAGTGCTGATACCAGTCAGACGTATAAAATTGCCCTGTATACCTCTAGCGCCACACTTAACGCGGATACTACTACGTACACAACAACGAACGAGGTGTCGGGTGCAGGCTATACTGCAGGTGGGGTAGCTATAACTCCAACTACGACTACTTCTGAAACTACAGCGTACGTAGATTTTTCTAACGCTACGTGGACTAACTCAACAATAACTGCGCGTGGAGCGTTAATATATTCAGCCGGAGGAACAAATCCTGCGGTAGCGGTGTTAGACTTTGGGTCAGATAAGTCTTCTAACTCAAGCACATTCACAGTTACATTCCCAACAGCGGCGGCTTCTACCGCTATAATTCGCATCGGATAAAGGTTTACGACATGGCAAGTACATTTGAAAATGATCTTAGGCTCGAAGAAATTGGGACTGGTGAAAAGTCCGGTACTTGGGGTGTAACAACTAATACGAACTTAGAGCTTATAGGCGATGCTTTTGGGTATTCCGCTAAAACTTTAGCAAGCGCAGCTACAGACACTTTAACTGTGCCAGATGGTACATCTACAAACGCTGAAGCCCGTGCTTTATATATTAGATATAGCGGTGGTAATCAAAACTGTACTGTAACTATCGGCCCTAACACATTATCTAAACTTTGGTTTATACACAATGGCACAAGCCATACTATAACTTTCTCTCAAGGTTCAGGTGCAAATGTAGTTGTAGCAGCGGGTAAACTAAAAGTTATAGCAACTGATGGTGGCGGTTCTAGCGCGATAGTGTATGACGTTACACAGAATATATCCGTACCAGATTTGTTTGTAGATAACACTTTGACTGTTGCCGGTAACACTGATCTAGCCGCAGTAGAGTTTAACAGCTTATCAGGTACAGGTTCTGTTGCTATTACAGACATACTTGACGAAGATAACATGGCGTCCAACAGTGCCACCAAACTTGCTACACAACAATCTATTAAAACGTACGTAGACAACCAAGTTGCTACTTCAGACACATTAACTGAAGTTTTAGCTAACGGAAACACCACAGCTACGGATCAAAAGATACAGTTTCGTGACAATGCTATATACATAAACTCTAGCGCAGATGGACAACTAGACCTTGTAGCGGATACAGAAATACAGATTGCTGCCACTACCATAGATATTAATGGTGCGATAAATGCTAGCGGTGAGATTATAGCGGCCTCTTTAGATATATCTGGAAATATAGATGTAGATGGTGTCACTAACCTCGATGTAGTTGATATTGACGGTGCTGTAGACATGGCTACTACACTAGCTGTAGCAGGTAACGTAGATTTTAATGGTGATCTTGATGTAGATGGTACTACTAACCTCGATGTAGTTGATATTGACGGTGCTGTAGACATGGCTACGACACTTAATGTTGGCTCTACTATAACAGGTACTTCTTTAACACTTTCGGGGAATATTGACCTTGAAGGTGACATAGATGTAAATGGTACTACTAACCTCGATGTAGTTGATATTGACGGTGCTGTAGACATGGCGTCTACTTTGACAGTTGCGGGAACTACTGACGTAGGTACGTTAGAGTTTGATAGCTTATCAGGTACAGGTTCCGTTGCCGTTACAGATATACTCGACGAAGATAATATGTCGTCTAATAGTGCTACTAAGCTTGCTACACAACAATCTATTAAAGCTTATGTAGATACTCAAGTAGCTACTGTCCCTGTAGGAGATATAACATCAGTAGTAGCTGGAGCAGGTATGACCGGCGGCGGCACATCAGGTGCAGTTACCTTGGATGTTGTTGGTGGTACAGGGATTACAGCTAATGCCAATGATATAGCGATAGATTCTACTGTAGCTACACTATCAGGCACACAAACACTAACAAACAAAAGTATAGATGCAGCACAACTTACAGGTACAGTTGCCAACGCTAGGTTGGATGCACAGTTACAAGATGTTGCAGGGTTAGCAGTAACTAACGGTAACTTTATAGTAGGTGATGGCTCTAACTTTGTAGCTGAGTCAGGTTCCACTGCCCGTACATCATTAGGGTTAGGCACAGCGGCAGTTACAGATACAGGTATTGGCAATGGTAACGTAGCCGTGTTTACTAGCGGTGCAGTAGATAATGATTTCTTACGTATAGACGGTACGTCCGTTGAAGGTAGATCAGCATCAGAAGTATTATCAGATATTGGCGGACAAGCCACATTAACTTTTGGTATATCGAACACTAACGCTGTAAAAATAGATAGTGCATCTGTAGCCGATGACGACTATGCTAGATTTACAGCAAACGGTGTAGAAGGTAGATCAGCAGCAGAAGTAATAACGGATATAGGCGCTGCAACAGTAGACGAAGCTACGGCTTTGGCAATAGCTTTAGGATAGGAAAACCAAATGGCAAACACTTTTAAGGTAATCACAAGGGATGTAGCACCTGCGAGTGCTGGTACACCCGAAACACTATACACAGTTCAATCGGGAAGCACCCTTGTTATTCTAGGTATGAACTTAACTAACGTACACACAAGTCAAGTTACAGCTTCTGTAACGCTAGTCAGTACCACAACACAAACGGGCCAAACACAGAATACGACTGCCTTTCTTGTAAAAGACGTACCAATTCCTGCGGGTGCATCACTAGGTGTTTTAGATGGTAAGATCATTGCTAACGTAGGTGATATAATTAAAATTGATTGTTCTGTAGCAGATAAGATTTCTACTATTATGAGTTACATGGAGCAAACCTAATGAGTAAGCAAACAGACTTAATTAACATACCCGATGCTATAACAGTT